GTTCTCTTCATCGACCCTGCCGTGGAAGGAGATGCGGGCTGGATCATCACGGGATCAGATTACATCTCAAACAAGCCTAACATCTTCTGCTTGGAAGCAATCCGTGGTCCGATTCCTCCGGACAAGATGATTCCCAAGATCTTCGAGGCGGTGGAAAAGTGGGGACTCCGTGCGGTGGTGATCGAAGAAGTTCTCTTCTCAAGGCTCTACAGGCATTGGCTGCAAAGCGAGATGCGGCACAGAGGCTTCTACTTCAATGTGATACCTGCAAAGACTGGCGGCAAGCAGAAGGAAGCTCGTGTACTTGGACTTGTGCCATACTTCAACGCATCTCAGATCTACTTCCATAAGGATCAGCAAGCCCTGCACGAAGAATACAATCAGTTCGGCTTGGGATCTTCGTATCACATCCTCGACGCGCTTGCATACGGTCCTGAGTTCTGGCGCGCAGCCGTGGATCGCGGGACGATACATCGCAGAAAGCAGGCAGAGGAGAAGTTCCTGTCAATGAGGAATCCCGTCACCGGCTATACGAGGATTGCATGAATCCATTTGAGGAGTTTCTTCGTCGTCTCTTCGGAAGCGGACCGCCGCCTACGATGCGAGCAGAAGAAGAAGAAGCAGCTCGTATGCCGCGAGTTGCTCGCAACATGCCAAGTGTTGCTGCGGACATCGGAAGATCTTTCGTAGATGCGTACAAGCAACGCTCGCTGGACTTGCAGGATCTAGCGAATCGCCAAGCTGGCGGCGCGCTTGGTATGTATCAGCCCCTCTCCGATTACGGAGAAGATCCTCGTGCAGCGGATCTTGCTCGGGCGCAACGTGATCTTGCGCTGGATGTTCTCAGCGCCGGAGCGATGGGGCCTGCAACATCTGCTTCGATAGGCATGCTTTCCTCTGCTCCGGGTATTGGCGGATCTACGGCTAGGAATGCAGGTATGGATGTGCTTGCAAGGCTTCGGCAAAATCCGCTCTTTGCGAATGTGCCTGAGATTGATCCAGCTGAAGCAACGTATCGCCAGTTCGGCGCTACTGTTCCTGAGGCTCGCGCTGCGCTTAATGAGCAACTTCAAACGCGGGCACTTCGTCCAGAGATTCAGAGCGTTCAGCAGAATCCTGTACTGCACTCTTCTCCGCACTTCTTCCTTGATCCTCGGATTGATCCTGCTACTGCAAGGACTGGAGAAGGGCATCAGATGTGGGGTCCAGGGCTTTACGTTGCAGAAGGTCCGGGAACTGCAAGTTCTTATCGAGAGTCTTTGCGTAGGTATTTTGGATCTCCAACTCTTGCTGGCATTCCTTTCGATCCTTACACAGTTTCTCAACTTCGTCAAGATCCTCGTTACAAAGAGTTTGTTGATCGCTTGATTGGCTCCAGAACTAGCATCTGGGACCCAGAAGATAGAAAGGCAATGGGAAAAATCGAGCAGTATTATGATGAGTCCAGACCTAGCGGACTTAATACAGCCAGGCGGTCATTAAACAATTATAGGGGTAGGGTTGACTTTTATGAAAATTTAGTTTCCGAGCAAAAAAACCTTTTGCAGCGTTCCCGACAAAGATTGGATGAAATACTACAATCCGAGACTTTTTCTCCTCAAATGAAACAGATACTTTCCGAAGGAGAAAAAGAAAATATTTCTGCTCTTGAGACTTATGTAAGCGAAGCGCAAGAAAACATGGGCAGAGCAAAAAAGGATTATCGAAAAGAACTTAAGGCATTTGGCTCCGCTGAAAAAAGAGCAGCTACAAAGATTCGCGCAAAGCTTCCCGAAGCTTCAACTGTTACATATCGTGGAACTTTCGGCGCGAACCCAGACGAGATTCTGAATCTCACGGAGCCTTATTTCGGATTTGGTGGAATCTCAGGTACTCCGTTTGAAGCTGCGATTCTCAATCTTCCGCAAGGTAGGCAGAAGTTAGCTCTGTATGAGCAAACCATGCAAAATGCCATGGCTAGAGTCCGGGAACTTCCAGTAGGAATTTCTTGGCAAGATTATCAAAATCTTCCTTTTGATGATCCAACTAAAGCTTATGCAAGACAAGTTGAGTCGGATGTTACTGAGGCACAGAAAAATCTAATCAAGGGATTTGAGCCTACCATCCAAAGAACTTCGGTTCGGGGAACTGATCCCCAAAGGGTAATGGCTCTAATGATTGACGAAGGAATCGTAGGAACAAGGTTCCCTGATGCGCTTTCTCGCGGATTCAATGTTCTAAAGCCTACAGGCATGCCGATTTCGGATATTCCTACGTTCAACTACACGGTCTACCGACCGGATCGTATCCAGTTCCAAAGTGCCTTCGCAGCAAATCCCCTTCTTCCCCTCTCCTCTGTCATGTCCCAGATGCAGAAGGACAAGGAAAAGAAAAAGAAATGAGACTTCAAGCCCTCGCGTCTTCGCGCAAGACAACCCTCACCGGAAGCCTTGCAACCTTCTCTGCGATCCTCGTTGCGCTGATTCCAGATAACGTCTGGAGTGCTTGCTCCGCTGCTGTGCAGGAAACTGGCTCTCCTGTGTTCACCGCAATTCTGCTTGTTTCTGGCATCTCCCTAACCGTCATCGGTCCATCTCTTGCATCCGGACCCCAAAAGCCAAGCAGCAAAGATTCTCCGGAGGCTGAAGAGACTTAAGAAGTCCTTCGTTCCGCGCAAAGAATTCCTGAAGAAGTGGGCCACGCTCCGCAACGCACTATACAAGACTGCCGAGTATCAATGCTTCCTGCACGAAGTGCGGATACGAGCCTCGTATATGTGCGTTCGCGGGTGCGGAAAGAAGGGACGACATGTTCATCATAAGATCCGCGTGTACGATAATCCGGATCTTTCTCTCGATCCCGACAACGGAGAGTTTCTATGCATCGCATGTCACAGAAGAGAGCATAAGAAATGAAAAAGGATCCACGACTTGCCCGCGCAGGAGTTTCAGGCTATAATAAGCCCAAGAGAACTCCATCTCATCCAAAGAAATCGCACATCGTTGTGGCGAAGCAGGGTGATACAATCAAGACGATTCGCTTCGGACAGCAAGGCGTGACTGGTGATCGTCAGCCCACGAAGCGACAAGCAAGCTTCAAGGCGCGTCACGCGAAGAACATCGCGAAGGGCAAACTCTCTGCGGCGTACTGGGCCGACAAGGTGAAATGGTGATGCCAAAGGATTTCTGGGACAAGCCAAATCCTAAGAAGAAGAGCAAGAAGCTTTCTTCGGCGCAGAAGTCCGCTGCAAAGGCTCGCGCCAAGAAGGCGGGCAGACCTTATCCGAATCTCATCGACAACGCAGCGGTCGCGAAGAAGAAGAAGAAGTGACGCGCCGCAGCCGCGTCCGCGAAGCGAAGCGAGCGCGCGGCGTAGGCGCACACACAAAACCCTCCGCCCGCACAGAACTGTCCGAAGACGCACAGGAAGCCCGCCCACGCACCGCCCCGAACCGGCCCGCCGAAACCCGCCCCCACACCGAAACCATCCGGAGACGCACAAATGGCAGCCCTAGACGAACTTAACCTCGAAGAGCTTGTTCCTGAGACTCCGAAGGATATCGTCAAGGAGACGATTAACAAGCTTTTCTGGCTGTGGTATACGCAGAATGAGTATCGTGAACTGACTACGATCAAGCTCTGGATCTTCCGTAAGAAGCTTACCGTCCGAGACTTAAAGCAAATCTTTGAGCTTCTTTTCGGCGCACCTTATTATGCCTAGGCAACTTGATCCAGATCCGGAAATTCTAGATAAGCTTACAGCATACGTTGCAGATGAGCTTATCAATCATAGAGCAGAGCGTGAGCATCTTCTCGACAGGTGGAATCGTGAACTTCAAGACTTCTGGGCTGAGCCATCTGTTGAGTCACCTGAGCTACCTGTCACTGGCTTTGCTTCTATTATTGTTCCTCTCACTGCTATTGCTGTTGAAGCTGTTCATGCACGCGACATGGGACAGCTTTTCGGCCTTAAGGAACTCGTTACGGTCGATGTTACGGAGCAATATCAAGACGTAAAGCAAGGCCTTGAGAAGTATTTCAATCACGAATTTCTGAATACTCTAAGCTTCCGCTCCAAGGTCGAGGCTCCACTTCTTCAGATGACGAAGAACGGAACCGGCATCATGACTGTTGGCTACCGCGAAGTGAAGAGTTCTGTCGTACGCACGGCAGACGGAAACGAAATTAAGGTTCCTGTGTATCGTGAGAAAGGGACCACCATCGACGGAGTTGATATTTCCGACTTCGTGATGCCGTTCTACGCTACTGAGATTGATCAGGCTCCTTGGGTTGGGCACACTTTTCGTATCTCAGAGTACACTCTTAAGCAGATGGTCGCAGCTTCTCAGCTTGCTTCAGATGCTTACGAGAAGTTGAACGGCTACTACATCGGCGTCTCCATCACGAACAACAAGGTGGAAGCTGAGGTTCAGGAGCTTACGAATACCGTTCCTGTCTACCCTTCTGAGATTGAACTGACTCGCGTTCTTCTGGATTTCGACGTAGATGGCAACGGAGAGGAGTCTGCTATCGAAGTCATCTTCCATGAGAACTCTCGTCAGATTCTCTCCTTGACTTACTCCGAGGGGCGTGACTACGAGAAGGGCGTGTACATGCCAATGGAGTATCGTTGGTATGGATATGGCATCGCAAAGCAGAACAATCAGTTCCAAGAGGAAGTGACCGCGCAGCATCGCCAGCGTCTTGATAACGCTACGATCGCAAACATGGCGATGTTCAAAGTCAAGAAAACTGCTTCTTGGATCAAGGACGACGAGCCTATCTTCCCCGGCAAGAAGTGGTTCGTCGAGGACATGGAAGATATTCAGCCCATGTTCATCGGAGATGTGAAGGCTTCTGCTTACAACAACGAAAACCAAGTCGTCATCTATTCTCAGCAGCGCACAGGTGTGAACGAGCTTACTCTCGGCATGCCGAATATCGGCACTCCGGGAACTGCGTCCGACTCTCTTGCAAGAGTCCAAGAGTCCAATCGCAAGTTCGATTATACCTACAACAACAAGAAGGATTTCCTGAATAGGGTTCTTTGGCGGGCGGCGCAAAGCATCATCAAGTACGGCCCTGCTGATCGTCAGGTCTTCTCCATTCTTCCGCAAGGCGCAGAAGTTCAGATCTATCTGCAAGACATTGAGCGTCTGAAGAATAAGATGTTCTTCAATGTTCAGCTTGCGGGCGCTAAGAATAACAAGGTTCTTGACCGCAATACTTATACGCAGCTTGCAGGTATGCAGACTCAGTACTGGACTCAGGTCATGGGGCTTGCACAGCAGCTTCAAGATCCTAATCTAGTGCAAGAGATGGCGAAGGCTGCGCTGCGGGCTGCCGATCAGATCAACCTTGAGATTCTTCGCGCATTCGATGTTCCTAATCCCGAGAAGCTAATCTTTAACTTTGATGCCTACCGGCCCACTCAGATACCTGCTGGAGTACCCTCCGCGCAGCCAGCAGCACCTCAAGGAGCTAATGCAGCTCCCCCAAGCGGAATCACTTCTGTCCTTGCTCCAAACGCTAGAATCGAAACACCTAACGTCATTGCGCAAGGCGGACTTCCCCCAGGCTTATCACTTGCAGGGTAAGCTTGGTATCCTCGAAGAACTGCAAGCAACTCTAACTGAGGCGAAGGAACATGGACGAAACGCAGGACGCTAACACTGAAGTTCTCGATACGCAGACTCCAGACAATGATGCACAACTTGACAATTCTCAGGCGCCTGCCCAAGTTCAACCTCAGACGCCTGACATTGACTATCGTGCATTGTATGCTCAGTCTGTGCGCGAGCGGCAGCAGCGCGAGCAAGAGCTTGAAATGCTCCGCCAGCAGCAACTCATGCAGAGTCAGCCGCGTGAGAATCTTGATGTAACGGATGCTGACATTGAGAAGCTCGGCACCGTCGAGACGATCTCTCGCATTGTTCGCAAGCAGCTTCAGGATTCGCTTGCTGACGTTGGTGAGATCTCCCGCGACTTCAAGCGTCAGAAGCAGCTTGATCAAGCAGAAGCTTCTTTCTATCAGCAGTTCCCGCATCTTTCTCAGTATCGCGACGTTCTTTCGTCCACCATTCGCGGGCAGCTTCAGAACTCTTCTTCTGTGGACCCCGGCACGTTCGCCACGCAGGCATTTGCCACTATCGGCTACTACACTGCGATGAACGCTGCAACTCCACAGGTTAACAATCAGCAACAGATGTCTCAGCCTCCTCGCCAGAATCCTCCTACCCGTACAAACGGCGCTCCTGCTCCCACTTCGCGGACTGCTCCGCGTCTTTCTGAGCTTGAGCGTACTGCTATGAAGCGGGCCGGCTTCGATCCGAATAAGCGTGAGGATGTTGATTCCTTCTTTGCTATCGTTAACAACGACGAGGGCATTACCGTATGACTACTCCCGCGAAGCCGTCTACTCCTGCGGCTGCTCCTAAGCCTTCTGATCAAGAAGTTCTTGAGTATAAGCGTAGGCTCTTCGAAACTGCGGATCGTTCCTACGTCAATGATCGCCTTATTGTAAATCTCCCGGAGCATCTTCACGGTGAATGGCTGGGCGTGGACGATTTCTCTCAGTTTCACGCTCAAGCGAAGGGTTACGTTGACGGCTCTGAGTATCTCGAAGGGCACAACAAGCTCCATGATCGTCCCGATGGTTCCACTATTGGAGACGTGAAGTTCATGGTGATTCCTAAGTGGAAGCATGAAGCACAGTTGGAACAAGCTGCTCTTATGTCTGAGCGGCAAAGTGGGATCAACTCCGATGCTGCTAACGAGCGGTATCAAGCCTATGCTTCTCAGCTTGGGCTAGGAGTTGAGCGAGAGTCTTCTACTGGTCGTCGAATTTCTGGCTCAGAACTTCAAGCACATCTACCGAGGTAACAACAAATGGCTGTAGCACTTCCTTTTCGTCCTTCGCATGTTGAGGGCGGCGGCACCACTTCGACTCGTCATTACGTCGTGAAGAGTGGCGAGGACTTCGTGATTGGCGCTCCGCTCACGATCAACGCTGGTGAGGTTGACGAGCTTGACACGAACGATGTGACGCTGATTGTTGGCGTTGCTGGCGCGGCGGATAACTCTGCCTTCGGTTTTGATGCGGGCGATTCGCCTGTTACCGTGACTGGCCGTGCCAACACCGTGCCTGTGTTCGTTGCTGGCCGTGACGTTGTGTTCTTCGGTCAGCTTTCCAACGGTACGACTGCTCTTGTGACTCCCGACAATGCGAACGTCGGTGAGGATTACGGGCTGGTTCGTCAGTCGGATGGCACTTGGACTGTGGATGAGGCGGATACCACGAACGTCGTGGTGACTGTTATCGGCTTCGATACTTCGGTAGACGCTCCGGGTCGCGTCTACTTCAAGTTCCTCCAGTCCACCCTCTACGCTTAAAGGATAACACACAATGTCGATGATTCAGCAGCATCGCCTTCTTGCGCGTCCTGGACTTCGAAAGGACTTTCAGGATACGGTTAAGAAGTTTCCTCTGATGTACAACAAGTATCTCAAGGAGGGGTCGCACAATCTTCCTGAGATTTCTGCCACTACGATTGTTGGCCCGAATCGTCTTGTGCAGAGCCGTGAGCTTGAGCCTGTGATTTATCAGGAGGTCGTGTCCGGTCCCAAGGTCATGGCCGTTGATAAGACCTACAAGGCTGGCTACTTTCTCTCGAAGGAAGCGATTGATGATGATCAGTATGGCAAGCTGAATCAGGGTGCGAAGTGGCTTGCCGAGGCTGCGATGTACACGAAGGAGTATGCGTCCGTTGCTCTGATTGACGATGCCTTCAACGGCACGAACTTCAAGGGCATGGACAATCTCTCCCTTCTGAACACCGCGCACACGCTGATCAACGCTACCACCACCGTTTCGAACCGTCCGACGAACGCCGTCTCGCTGTCCGTCGCTGGCTTCACCGCGCTGATGGATCTTGCTCGCAAGTGCAAGAACGAGAACGGCGATCCGATGATGGTGATGCCGAACAAGCTCATGATCGCTAACGATCAGGGGCAGGTGAACAAGGCGTACCAGATTCTTGAGTCTTCGCTGGAGCCGTTCACGGCGAACAATCAGGACAACCCGATTCGTCGGAACTTCAAGCCGTCCGAGATCATCGTCAATCCGTACATGACGAATCTCTTCCATTACTTCATCTACGATAGCGAGCTGAACGACTGCCACTTCCTGAACCGTGAGGCCATCACGATGACGGATTGGTACGACAACGAGGTTGACGCTGCGAAGGTGAAGGCGCGTGGCCGTTGGATCATCTGGTTCTACAACTGGCGCGCTTGGTACGGCACTAACCCGAGTGCTTAATCATGGATACGCCTACTGGATTTTCTTGGGTTAACATCCGGGGCGAGTCCAACAACCTTACGTCCAACGCTACTGGCGGCATCGTTCACCTCTTTACTGCTGCTAGCACTACGCTGCTGGTTGGTGATGCGGTCTACCTTTCTGGCGTTGGTATCGTAGACAAGTCTGCAACTGCTGCCAACTATGTTGGCTTCGTGGGCTTCGTTGTTGGCGGCGAGCAGAACGCTTATCGTACTGACGATGCTGTTGGTACGACTGCCGCTACGTCTGGTCGTCCTGTGATGGTGCAGATTTCTGGCGTTGCGCGTGCTATCGTTGGTGCTTCCGGCTTCACTGCTGGCACGAACTTCAACGCTGTTCCGTCCGCTGCGACTGCGGGTCGCGTCATTCCCGGCACGACTGCTGATCAGCGTCTTGGTGTTGCTCTTACCACGCAGGCCTCTGCCGGTGCAGAGGTGAAGATCCTCATTCAGCATTTCTAATCCTCACGATGCGTATCCCCCTAATTGTAACTGCACGCCCATCTGAGGATGTCAAGTATCCTCGTGTAACTCTGCGCTCGGGTCGCTGGAAATTCTCTTCGAACCACGCCGATTCGTGCCTCCGGGTGAATACACCTGACTCGTCCGTAGAGTTACATGAGGACTTGGATCTTCTCTCCGCCACGCAAGTGTACGTTTCCTGCGATAAGGCTGGCACCGAAACTTCTATTACGGTCTACGCATGCCTCTCACACTAGCTCTTCTTCGAGAAGACCTGCGTACGCATCTGGGCATGGACACAGCAGACCTAGATGACACAGATGCGGACAGGTTTCTTAATCGAGCGTGGTGGTCAGTTTCTTCTCAGCTCCGCTTTCGCGAGCGCGAAGGGACCACGACGCTCACTCTTACCGCTGGAACCCGAGCGTACAGTATTCCCACTACGAACTCCGTTCCGCTGGATGTGATTCAGCGAGTTGTAATCCGGCCTACAGATGGCAGCACTTCGGACTGGGATTCGCTGATTAAGATCGACGACTGGAACATGTTCGAGATTCAAGATGACTCTGCGGACATGCAAGGTCAGCCTACGAAGTATTCTACGAGAGAGCAACAGCTTATCTTCGATCCTGTTCCAGATAAGCAGTATCTCGTAAACATCAAGTATCTGAAGACGCTCCAAGACATTCAAAGCTCCGGACCTGAAGCACCTCAAGAATGGCATGAAGTCATCCTTTGGGGTGCAATCAGTCGGGGCTTTTTTGCTAGGGGCGACTGGAATCGCGGAACCGCAGCACAGAATCAGCAAGCCGTCTTCATGCAACTTCTTGATACGCAAGAAGACAAGAACGAAGAGGACCACATCTATAGTGGCCTTCGGGTCATTCGTCGGAGGTATCCGTAATGCCTTACGTTAACAATGCTGGCGTTGATCCTACGATTCCCGCCGGCTCTTCGCCAGCTCTAGTTGATAACGATATGCGCGACATCAAGCTCGCGTATAACGAACGCTTCAACGATTTCTTTGGTGTGAATTGGGCCGTCGATGATCCTATCGAGCCAACGCGAATCGGGTCTGCTGTAGATATTCAAGGTTCTCAGCTTGGAACTTTGATCTACGATGCTGGTAACTCAGGCACAACGAAGACGATTGATTGGGATAACGGGGATCAGCAGAAGGTTACGCTCACGGGCAACGTGACTTTTGCTTTCACGAATACTGTCGCGGGGCGTGCTTACGTTCTGTATCTTGTGCAGGATGGAACTGGCGGGCGCACTTGCACTTTTCCAACTTCTTCTCCTGCTGTTCGCATCTCTAATAATACGAACTTCGGTACTCCTTCCTTTACGACTACCGCAGGTCGCTTGACGATCATTACACTTATCGCGTATACTTCTAACATTCTTGTGGCGTCGACGGTTGCGACGGGCGTCAATGCTGTTTAATAGAATTACTAGATTCTTGGTCGGCCCGACTATCACGAATCTACAGCTGAATACTGCAATCTCTTCTGGATATACGGAAGCAAGTACCTTCTATGACTACGACTACAACCTGTCTTTTACTTTTACTTCGACTTTCGCTCCTCCTGTTCCGTACACTCAATGGGTTCTAGTTCTTCAGAAGTCTACGGATAACGTAACTTGGACGAATACGAGTGCTTCCGGTAACTGGCCAGCAACTTCTGCTCCTACATCCTGGACTGTAGGTATTCCTTCTGCTGATCGTGACGTTGGCACATACTACAGAATGGCAGTGTATCTTGGAACATACGATGAGTTTGTTACTGCATCTAGTTCCACTGCTCCGTTGACTTCTCTGAATATCGCAACGTATCAGGTTTACGGTGCCACTCTTATTTATGCTGCAACTGTTACGTCTCAGACTAACATTCCTGTTCCAACTGGAGCTAACAGAGTTACTGCTAGGGTTTTGAGTTCTGGCGGTGATGGTTCAGCTGCAACTGCATTTGACGGTGGCGGTGGTGGCGGCGGTCGTTATGTTGTCACTCCTGCCATCTCAATCAATTCAAACTATACCTTCGACATTGAATACACTCTCAACGCAGCCGGTGCTTGCGGAGTGAAGTGCAACACGACAGGTGATCGCTTGTATGTCAATAACGGCGGCAACGGACCTGTGAATGGCGTTGGTCTTGGTTCAACTACTGACTTGTATAAGGAAGGAATTTTCAACGTAACATATGCGACAGCCTTGGATGGTACAAACTCTACTGGTCCTTATTCTACAGCAGGCTTTGCTCAGTCCTCTCCTTGGGGAAGTACAGTAAAGTCAGACGGACCTTTTGGAAATAGCGGACTTCCTGCTGACGATGCTATCATGGCCGAGATGTTTGGTTGTGGTGGCAACGGTTGTATGACAACACAAATCAATCAAAATCCTGCTCTAGGTTCCGGAGGTATCGTGCAAATTACTTTCACAAAGGTGTAATATGGCATCTGAAGCAGTGGACATCTCGACATGGGAAGTCGTCAAGACCATCATTGAAGTAGCTGTTATTCCTGTTGGAATGTGGATCGTGAACACTCTGCGCCTTGCTCTCGAAGAGCTTCGCACTCTCCGCACAGTTCTGATCGGAGTCGACGGAAAGAACGGAATGCGCTCGCGTCTTCGTCGTCTTGAGCGGAGAGTGGAGCAGCTTTCCTTGCAGCAAGCAGCAAGACACGGCGAACCCATCGAGATGGATACAACGGAGGATGACGACTGATGTTTGCTAACGCATTTAAGCACGTTGTGAAGGAGGAGGGCGGATACGTTAACGATCCAGCCGACTCCGGTGGCGCAACGAATCGCGGTGTTACTCAGCAGACTTACGACCGACACCGCGATGCAAAGAATATGGATCGTCGGCACGTCAGGTATCTGACTATCGCTGAGACAGAAGAAGTTTACGAGCTTTACTGGAAGGACTGCAAGGCAAACGAGCTTCCAGATGGTATCAATCTTATTCATTTCGACTTTGCGATTAACGCAGGTATTCGACGAGCTGCGATTACACTACAGCGTTGCTTGGGCGTAGAGGATGATGGGATCATCGGATCTAAGACTCTAGCAGCAGCGCAGGAGAGAAACAGTGAGGATACGATCCGAGCCTACGCCGAAGCCCGTCGAGGGTTCTATAGGCATCTCGCAGAACGCCGTCCAAAGGATCGTAGATTCCTTAATGGCTGGCTACTTAGAACAAATCGAATTGAGGGAAGGGCTCTCGATTCCTACCGGCGAGCAAATAAGAGTAGCGGACCCAGTACGGTTTGAAGCACCTGTAGAGTTTGCAGAGATTCCAGAGCATCCCGTTTCAGAAATGGGATTGTCTGACACTACGCCATCTGTTCTGAATCTTCTTCGCATCAAGTTTAACAATCCCGTACCTGTTACAGTCACGAACTTTTTGGGTGGACAAGAAGGACAGCAGATTACAATTCTTGGGGATGGAAATACTACACTTCAAAACAACACAAATATTAATACAATCAGCGGAAATGATTATCTTCTTGCTACCAATACTACCTACATCTTTACTTACTACGGTGGAGTCTGGATTCAACTTAGCGGCACAGCGGCTTTGGCTTACGCGAACGCAAAGCTAGGCGCTGACGTTACACTAGCTTCTGCTGGAACATATTACGATGGTCCTAGCATTACTCTGGCTCCGGGCATATGGCTGATCAATGGTCAAGTCACAATAAAGCACGCGAAGAATAGTGCAGTAATTTTCGTGACTCGTCTTAGCACAGGAACTACGCACTACTCTTCGACTGAATCTCATATTCACGATAAGAATCCAAACGTATCTAACTTGAATATGAGTACCATCGTTAATCTTACTGCTTCTACTACGGTTAAGATTCAGACTGCTTGCGATGATTCAAGCAGTATTTCTTATATGATTGCAGCTACGGTGAATTACGGCTCCGGCAACAACGCTACTCAAATCTCCGCTATCAGGATCGGGTGATGAAACCGAGGCTTCCAATTTTACAAGTCGAGCCTCCTATCGAGCAACCTCTCGTAGAGGCTCGCATCACGGGAGGCATGAACTCTCGTATTGATCCTGCTGACATTTCAAATTCACAGGCTACTCTCTTCGTAAACGGGCGTACGAGCGCAGACTTTACGAGAAGGGCTCCGGGCGTTACGGCTCTCGCTGGAACAGCTCCAGATGCGAAGCCTGTTCTTATGTATACGCAATGGTATCGTTTCGACGGTACTACCGTATTTCTTCGCTTCACAGAGGATCGCATAGATAAGTATTCCAACGGAACATATACACAACTCACGGGTACTCTGAATGGCACGGCGCAAGATGGTATTCGTTTCGTGCAGACCGCGGACGCCTCGGATGACTATTTCATCTTTACGAACAACGGCGCCGATAAGATTCAAGTTCTAAACTCTACGCCAACTAGCTTCGCTGCTCTCAGCTCTTCTACTACGATCAACACAAAGTATAAGTATATCTGTGCCTTCTTCAATCGCATCGTTGCCGCTAATCGTGTAGCTTCTGCGTCTTCTCCTACATCGTCTGCCAACCCAGTCCTGATCGCATGGTCGGGAGATTTCAACTTCACAGAATGGAATCCGGCGAACGACATCTCAGCGGGCAGCACCCCACTTGTGGAAGCGCAGTCGGATTACGCGGACCCCATTACTGGGCTCTTCGGCTTCGCGTCGGTGATGCTGATTCTTCGGGAACGTTCTTTGTGGATTGCAACGAAGAGGCCTGTTGCCTCGAATCCGTTTGCTTTCCAGGCGGCTTTCCCTTATGTGGGCTGCGACACGCCAAGCTCGGCGACGCAAACGAGAAATGGTATTGTCTGGTATGACTACCGGACGAATCAAGTATATGTCTATGAAGTAGGATCTCCTCCGCGTCCGATTGGAGATGCGATCAAGAACAACATCATCGGTGCAATCACGGACAGAGATCTTGTTTGGGGATCTTACGATCAGATTAATAACACATACTTCTTGACTATTCCCAGCACTACAACTACGAATGCCAGAATTTTCCATTACAATTTCGATACTGGTTCTTGGGGTTACGATGATAAGGAGTCTGCGTATGGCGTTTATCCTGTCGATGGTGGCGCCTCTCGTCTAGACTACGATCAGCTTACTGGAACGTACGCAGAACTCACAGCTGCCGTTTCAACGTACGACGACATCGGAGTGACTGCTGCATCTCCTCCGGTAAACTATATTGGCTACACTAACGGCGTCCTTCGATACGAAGATGTAAACGCTGATAACTTTCTGCTCGCGCAAGAGTCTGGCACTGGACTTCTGCTTCTTGAGTCTGGTAGCGGGGGCATCTTGCTGGAAAATTCTAATGCTGGGCAACTGAACTGGACTTCTAAGATTTATAGAATTCCGTCTGGTGACCAGATGATTTCAAGGCTTATGATTCTGTTTAGGCCCACAAGAACTGGTAATTTTAATGTTGAGTATAGAAAAAATTCTTCTGATTGGGTGCAGTACAAGAACATATCTTTTGCTGCAACCCAAGGAAGAACTCGCATATACTTTACGAAGCTCATTCGAGCTAATGAGTTTCAATGGCGCGTCCTCTGCGAAAGAGGAAATTTGGATTTGCTTGAGTACAAGATCGACCTATCCGTATCTCCCGAGGACAAGACAGAATGAAGGTTATTTGCAAGGAACCAGAAGGCGAAGTGGAACGCACTGTTTGGCCCTTCTCGTTTACGAAGGAGAATACTCTCAAGCTATACGAGAAGGCCAAGCAGTTTCCAGTTCTTTTCGGAAGACCTCTTAATAGTCTAGAGGATTTCACTTCGTTCTTCATCACGCAGAACCTATCCGGCGACGCGGAGCCGATGGGCCTTATCTGGATCGTCGATGATTTTGTTGGCATGTTCTATGTTAACGACATCACGGATACAGAGGCGAACGTACATTACTCTTTCTTCGACAGGAGGCACAAGGGAAGAGATGGGCTCGTTCGTGCTATGGCTCAGAAGCTCTTTAACGACTACAAGTTTGTTCGATTAAACGCATACATTCCTACCTACGCTGGCCTTCGTGTTCGTTTGTTCGTAGAGAAGTGTGGCTTTCATCTTGAAGGACGAAAGCGAAAGTCAGCATGGTGGAAGGATCGTTGGTTCGACACGCATTTATTTGGACTTCTTCCGGAGGATTTGAAGGATGGGAGCTAGAGTCAGGGAGACTGGTGGCGGCGCTAACGTAGGAACTTCTAATGCGTTTAATCAGTTCCTAGGTCAGCAACTCCAAGCAATGAGTAACGCGCAGCAACCTTTTGCACAAACCTCTGCGGCTGGTCAAGGTATTGGCGGAGCGCTTGGTGGACAGGGTGGATTTCAGGATTTGTCCGGTGCAGGGTCAGCAATTCAGAAGTATTTTGAGGGTGGCGGCGGCGGAGGCATGGCCGATCTTTCTAAGTTCGGTACGCCGCAGACCGCAGCAACCTCTCAGGTTGCTGGTACTGGCATGGCCAACCTTGATAAGTTTGGTAATGCTGTGCAGGCAGGCGGCACTGGCATGTCAGATCTTTCTGGCTTTGGTACCGCAGTGCAGAGTAACTTCAACACGCAAGCTCCCATCAACAGTCAGTTCAATAACATGCTGATGAACATGATTGGTCAGGGCGGGCAGTCTGGATTCTCTGCTGCTCAAGCTGGCAATCAAGTTCAGATGACTCCGCAGATGAACTATCAGCAAGCGTATGGTACGCTTGGCGAAGATCCTCTGATGCAGCGCGAGCGTCAACGCGCCGTCGCAGAGCAGCGGGCTCGCTTCGGTGCAGAAGGTGCAGGTGCGCTTGGCACTGGTGCCCAATACGCTGAGTCGAACCTAAATGCAGAGCTTGCTGCGCGTGATGCTTCAATGCGTCGTCAGCAGGCTATGCAGCTTATGGGTCAGGATCTTGCAGGGCAGCAGGCGATGGCGAATGTTGGCTTGCAGAATCGTGGTCAAGATGTGCAGAC